CTAGGGGCATGTGGCGTGCCGTACCTCGTCATCGACGACATCGCGGACATGATCCAGAGCCTGCGCGCCCTGGGCGTGCCGTTGCGCGGGAGGGCGATGTGAGCAAGTGGGACCGGGGCATGACCCCAGAAACGCGAGCCGCCCTAAACGCAATCGCCAAGCGCCACGGCTTCACGCTGGAGCGCCTACAGGCGCCGGGGCGTTTCAAGGCGCTCTGCATCGCGCGCGCCGATTGCTATCGCTATCTGGCGGAAAAGGATTGGAGCACGCCAGCCATAGGCGGCCTCTTCAACCGCGACCACACCACGGTTCTCTGGTGGCTTGATCCCCAGCGCACCGAGGCCAAGCGCGAGCGCTGCAAGGCCCGCTACCACGCAAAAATCAAAGCCGTAGGTGAGCGCCCAATGGGCGCGAGGAGGGCCGGATGAGCGTTCAAGCCAAACACGCAGAGATCGAATGGCGCCGCTGGGCAGACGAGGAAACGTATTACCCGTTACGCGATGACACTCGCGCCGTTCAGCAGCACGGCCGTGTCCGGCAATACCGGGCGCGCTGGGCCATTGAGCAGGATTCCGTTCGCAAGCGGCTGACGGATGGCGAGGCGGCAGTAGCGCGCGCCGCCCGCTGGCTTTACGTCAAGACATTGGACCCTAAGCAAACGAACTTTGAGTTCGTGGACAGCGGCGGGGCCCAGAACGCCTGCGAGGCGAGGCGGCTGATGCACCGCTTCGAGAAGGACAGGTTCGCCAATTTGGAGCAAGTCAGCAGCCGCATCAAAGGCGGCAAGCAATGCTTCCACGGCATCTGTGAGGGCGACAGCTTGGCCGAAATCCAGCGCCGGTGCGGCATGGACCGCGACCATCGGGGCTCAATCGACCTGATCAAAACCGTCCTTCGCGCACTCGAACTTTACACCGAGTTCAACGAAGCCGAGGCCGAGCGTTGGAATAATCGGAGACGCCCTTGACGGCTTGCAGCAAATCAGGGCAGGAATCGTGACACTGGATTTGTGCGCCCGGAGAGTGAAAGCTCGTCCGGGCGCTTTCAGTTTCTGGCGAGCGCGCTCGGACGGCCCATCCCTGTCAGCCCCTTGACGCTAGCCGCTCCACCGCCCGCCAGAATCCAACCCACAGCAGCCCGCCACGCTGCCGCCCTATGATCGTTCGGCAATGGTTAGCCGGATTACGGGCGGCGGCGATTTCCCTCCTTGTCCCTAAAAGGCGGGCTGCTGCGGACCCAACAGGAGCAAGACATGACCAAGCTGAACGCCAAGACCAAGAAGGCCGCCAAGGCCGCGAAGAAAGCCCCGGCCAAGAAGGCGAAGGCGCGCTAAACCGTGGGCGAGCCAGTAAGCGCGCTCCCCGAAGCCACACGCGCAGCAGCGCTGGCCAAGGTCAAAGCGCGCGAGGACGGCATACGCGCTCAAGCCATACGCCAAGGCCGCGAAGCCGAACGCAAGGACATGCTGCAAGCCTTGGGCATCCAGCGCATCGAGGAAGCAAGCCAGCTCGCCATCCTCCGCGCCGAACGCGACGCGCGCCCCACGGCAGGCGAAGAAGCCAAGCACGGCAGACACCAACGCTGGCTAGGCTTCGCCATAGGCGTGCCAGCCGGCATGATCCTCGCCTGCGGCGCCATCTTCGCGATGCAGGGCATCATCTGGGACACCGCAACGCGGTCGTTCCGGGAACAAGCCATGACCGGGGCGCTGATCTCCACGCATGGAGAACAAGAGCGTAGCGACGCTTACACGAACCCAGGGCAAGACGTTACGCGTCGGCCATGAGCTTTTACGTTTACGAACTGTACGACCCGCGCACGCTTCAGGTCTTTTACGTCGGCAAGGACGCCGCCAAGTACAGCGTGAAGTACTCGTATGCCTAAGGATGGCAGGCCTCGCCTGTGGCCAAGCGCAAAGGCGTTTGCTGCGAAGATTGACGCCTACTTTGAGGGCCAAAAGACAGACGGCAAACCGCCGACGATTGCCGGCCTGTGCTACTTTCTGGGCTTCTCCGACAAGCAGGCGCTGACCACGTACGAGGGATATGGCGAGGACTTTTCCCTACCGGTAAAAAAGGCGCGCCTGCGCATAGAGCAGGACCGCTCTGAGCGCCTACTGGGCAAGGACACATTTACGCCGGGCGTGATCTTCGACCTGAAGAACAATCACGGCTGGAAAGACACCTCACAGCAAGAGGTGACCGGCGACATGCGCGTCATCAACGAGATCGTCCTGCGTGGCGTTCGACCAGACGCATGAGATCGAGCTACCGGACAAGCTAGTCCCGGTATTCGAGGGCAAGGCGAGGTTCAGAGGCGCTAAAGGCGGTCGTGGCTCAGCCAAGACGCGCACCTTCGCCAAGATGAGCGCTGTGATCGGCGCCAAGGCAGCAGCAGAGGGGCGCGAAGGAGTCATCCTCTGCGGCCGTCAGTTCATGAACAGCTTGGCGGACTCCTCGTTCAGCGAGGTCGCCGCAGCCATACGCTCCGACCCGTGGCTGATCACGGTGTTCGAGATTGGCGAGACGTTCATCCGCACCAAGTGCCGTCGGGTCGAGTATCTGTTCGTTGGCTTGGCGCGCAACCTCAGCAGCATCAAGTCGAAGGCGCGCATTCTGCTGTGCTGGATCGACGAGGCCGAGGACGTCAGTGAAGCGGCGTGGGTGGTGCTTATCCCTACGGTGCGGGAAGAGGGGTCAGAGATATGGCTGACCTGGAACCCGAGGCTGAAGGCGAGCGCCACCAACAAGCGCTTTGGCAATCCGAGCGATGCCGACACCAAGATCGTTGAGCTGAACTGGCGGGATAACCCGTGGTTTCCCGCAGTGCTAGAGGCCGAGCGCCAGCGCGATTTGCGCGACCGGCCAGAGCAGTACGAGCATATCTGGGAAGGCGCTTACGCCACAGCGGCGACGGGCGCTTACTATGCCCAGGACCTACTGAGGGCCAAGCAGGACAAGCGTATCACGCGCGTGTTCAAAGAGCCGTTGCTGCCGATCTACAGCCACCACGACATCGGCGGCAAAGGCGCGAAGGCTGACAACTACGTCATCTGGATCACGCAGCGTGTGGGCCGCGAGATCAGGGTGCTCGATCACTACAACGCTCAAGGCCAACCGCTCGCAGCGCACGTTCAGTGGATGCGGGATCGGGGCTATGAGAAGGCTCACATCGTCCTGCCGCATGACGGCGCCAACGATGGCGGGCCGGCAGAGACGTGGGAAGACGCATGGCGCAAGGCAGGCTTTGCCAATGTGCGGGTCATCCCCAACCAAGGGCCGGGTGCAGCGATGTTCAGGATCGAGCAGACGCGCAGGCGCTTTGCACAGACAGTTTTCAATGAGGACACGACCGAAGATGGACGCATCATGCTTGGGCTCTACGCGCCTAAGATCAGCGAAGAGACGGGCGCAGACCGTGGGCCGAACCACGACTACAGCCACGACGCGGACGCGTTCGGTCTGATGATGTGCGACTATCGCGAGCAGGCCATCGTGGAAGACAGCCGCCCGCTCGCGCCGCCTATGGGGACGGTGGCCTAATTGGCTTACGACCGTGGCGACGCTGACGACAGCGGCCTAGTCGAGGCCCTGCGTGCTGAAGAGCAGTGGGCTGCGTCCTACCTCAAAAGCGAGCTTCAGGAAGCGCAGATCAATGCGCTGAAGCGCTACTATGGCGACGAGTACGGCGACGAGGTGGACGGCAGAAGTCGTGTTACCACGCGCGAGGTGTACGAGATCATCCAGTGGCTGCGGCCTGATCTGCGCCGCACGTTCACCAGCGGCCCGAAGGTGTTTGAGTTCGCCGGCGTCACGCCTGAGAGCGACCAGCACGCCGAGGCCGCAACCGATCTGGTGAATTACACGTTCCTTAATGACAACGAGGGCGAGCGCGAACTGGACGCGTTCATCTTCGATGGCCTGTTACAGCGCGTCGGCATCATGGGCTGCGAGTGGAAGGAAGCTGAGTACAGCCCCGCCCAAGAGGTGAGCGGCCTCAACATGATGCAGGCGCAACAGCTCATGGCTGACCCGTCCACGGAGATCGTGGGCCAGGACGTAGAGCAAGGCCAGCCCGACGAAGCGCACCCTGACGGCATGTTCTATGCCTTCAAGATCAGGAAGCGCACCAAGCACGCATACCCGGAAGTGTTCGCGATCGCGCCCGAGGACTTCCGCATCGCTGCGCGCACGGTGGACCTAGAGACGGCCCGCTATTGCGGCGACGTGGTTCGCATGATGCGCGGCGAGGCCAAGCGCAAATGGCCTGAGTATGCCGAAGAGATCGACAGCCACCAGGGCGACACGTCAGGCTTCAACACCGACGAGCGCCGGGCTGAGCGTTTCCGTGACCTGGAAGGCTGGGACGCTGGCGCCATGCGAGGCGCGACCGAGGGCGATGCCGGCGAGGTCGAGATCATGCGGGAGTATATCCGCTACGATCTGGACGGCGACGGGATGCCCGAGCTGATCCGCTGCTATCGCCTGGGCGATTGCATCCTCGAAAAGGAGGAGGTGGACGAGCACATCTACAGCCACTGGACGCCGAACCCGATCCCGCATCGCTTCTTCGGCCTGAGCATTGCCGACGAGGCGATGGACATTCAGCGGGTCAAGACGGTGCTGCTCCGCAACATGCTGGACAGTGTGTATATGAGCGTGGTTCCGCGCACGTATGCCAACACGAACATCGTGAGCCAGCGTGGTCTCGATGCGTTGCTGACGGTGCGGCCTGGTGTGGTGATCGAGGGCGCAGGCTCTGCGTCCGATGCGATCATGCCGATGGTGACGCCTGACCTGAGCGCCTCGGCGCTGACGGCGATGCAGTGGATCGACCGTGTGGCCGAGAGTCGGACGGGCGTGAACCGCTCGGCTCAGCCGATGGACCCGGATTTGTTGCATGACACGGCCAAGGGCGTGGAGCTGTTGCAGAACGCGGCGAGCGTTCGCAAGGAAGAGATCGCCCGCAATCTGGCGGTTGGCCTGCAGCAGCTTGGCAAGAAGCTTTATCGGCTCATTCACAAGCACCAGAACGAAGCCCGCAGCATCAAGATTGCGGGCGAGTGGCAGAACATCGACCCGCGCGCTTGGGAATCGGACATTCAATGCACGGTGAGCGTGGGCCTAGGGACGGGCGCACGTGAGAAGCAGCTCATGATGTTGCAGATGATCCAGCAAGATCAGGTGGCATGGGTGAGCGCTTATGGGCCGGGTACGCCGGTGGTGAAGCCCGAGCACCTTTACAACCTCGTCAGCGAGAAGCTGCGGCTCTTAGGGTTCAAGACGCCAGACAAGTTCTTCGGGGCGCCGGTTCAGCAGAACCCGCAGACGGGGCAGATGGAGCCCTATGTGCCGCCGCCGCCGCAAGACCCGAACGCGGCCAAGGTCCAGGCTGAGCTTCAGAAGGCTCAGATGGAGATGCAAGCGTCGGTGCAGATGGAGCAGATGAAGGCTCAATCGGCAGAGCGTCAGACGGTGTTGCAGGCCGAGAAGGACATGCAAGTTGCCG